AATGGAGTTTCCCGAACAGAAGACAGCTTGTGTTATTGCTCACCATACTTGGATTGTGAAACCTCAGCCAACTGCTATGTAGGGTCTATGTGTGAATGCACCCACTTTTCGGACACCCATTGTTATTGTGAGTACTCTCCTAACGCCGAGTATGAATGCAATACTCGAGTATATCTAGGCGACTGCAATGCTCCGTGCCCAGACCCTGCTCCAGGACTGGAGTTATGTGGAGTTACAGCCTATGGAGTATGTTGTGATGGGCAGCTGCGAGATACTATAGCTGATGGACCTTGTCCATCGTGTTCTTAAAATATTATTAACTTTTTATCTAAAGGGCGAAATAAACGTGTCAGATTTTATCAGCAAAGCAAAATCAGAAAATGATTTCAACAACGGCGGTAGCACATTGGGCAACCCATCCGTTCCAGTTCCTGGGCCAGAATCAATATTATCATCTCAAAATCAGAATAAAATAGAATCCAATATCGAAAATAACAATGGAGTATCAAATTCTGCACAAAGCTCCAGCTATACAACAAAAGAAAGAGAAAATCAGGCACAATATGCTAGGACCTTATCAAACAATGATCCAGATGGCGGTTGCGACTCACCTCTTACAAGGGGTTCGTCACGATTACTTCCAAATGTATTAACAATTACAATAGACGATGAAAATGGAGGAGATCCCGGTATTGCTCTTTTTGGATATGCGCCATGTGATTGCTATGTTCCATTGAATATTCCTCTTTTGTCACTATTTGGTAAAATAGCAAAAGCTGGTAAAATAAGTGATTATCTTAGCGATTTATGGAAGGGTGGCCAAAGTTTTCAAGCGATATTAAAATGGTTAGGAATATGGGGCAAATACACTGATAGGCTGCATGAAGCAGCAGATGCTATTTATGACTGGAGATACTATCAGAGACTTTTTGATGACTTACAAGATGTTATTGCTGTTATTCGGAGGAATATAAAAAAATTAGATGATGAAATAGATAGACTAATAGCAAAAAAAAAGAACCTCCAAAACTATCTTGCTAGAATTCAGACTCATATCTATGATCTAACGATAGATAAGGCACAGGCAATAACCGACGGAAATACTGCATTGGTACAGGAGCTCCAACGCAAAATAGACGCTTCAGAAATACTTAAAAACAGAACCAACAATTCAATACTACGAAACGAAAATCTGTACCAGCAAAACACCATTCTAAGATTTCAAGAATCGCAAGCCCTGCCCAGACGTATTGCCGATAGGGACCAGGCCAGAATAGATATGAACAATATGAAATATGCATGGAATGAATATGTCACTGCTGCCCTTAATAGTGATATATATAATCTATTATCATCAATTGTCGGTTATTCATTTGAAGCTCTTGCTGCCTTGGACCCATCTAGAAAAAAGGTTTGTTTAGGCGCAAATACCCATTTAGATAAAACTACTTGTACATGTGTTTGCGATCCTAATACAACAACATGCGCTGGTGGTAGTGGTTCAACTCCTTTATGGTCAATCCTTGATTTTGTAGCACCAATACAGGCTGATGAGGTTAAAGCGTGTTATCCTGATTGTGGATGTAATCTAGAACGAGAAAATAATCCTGCATTATCTGGTCCTTGTGAATGTAAATCTTGTGAAGCTGGATACACATGGAAAAATGGTGCTGGATGTGGCTGTTTAAAATATACTACTGGAGCATCCCCTGGATATGGACCAGGTATTTTGCCTGTTGGAAACTATATAAGAGGAACATGTCTGGACGACGATAAAATTGCAGCCGAAGAATCTTTTGGAAAAACATGGAACGGTAATACATGTCAATATGAATGTCCTGCTGGTACAGACTTGGCGGAAGACAAAGATAAAGCGACCTATGCCAGAATAGAAGATAATTTATATAATCCAGCGCCCAGCAAGGCGCATTACACATATGCAACTGGCTGCAATTATGTTTGTGACGGAAGGGATCAAATTGCCAACGGAGAGCAATGGCCGCCCGATTGCGCCCCGGGAGAAGAGTTCAATGCTGATCCAAATGTCTGCAGCTGTCAGCCCTGTACGGGCAATAAGGCTTGGGAAATGGCCGCATTTAGCAATAGCGTACTAGATTGCAGTGTGTGTCCTTCTCCTTACTGGTATTGTGACTGCGACGCGTGCGACAACGACCCGGATAACCCACACGGCCCCGAAGGTATCAATTTTATATTCTGCGATAGTTATAGCGTTTGGGATCCAGAAGGATCGCCCTATTTTGTAGACCCCGAAACCTTTGGCCAATCCGCAGCAGTGAACAACCCTCTATTCACACATGTAAGTTTTGTCTTTAGTGGCTGTGAACCGGGTTCACCACCTCCTCCTCCACCGCCTCCTCCGCCTCCTCCACCGCCACCTCAATAGGTCAGATCAATGACTCATATTGTTGACAATAATAAATAAACAAAAACAAAATATTGCTTGACACATCACAAAGGTGTATACTACTATAATAGACAATAACAGTATACTTATTCCTAAGGCAAATTATGGGAAATATCATTACAAATGATGTCATAACAAATGCGATCAATGGCGATACGCAGATCAAAAATGGCTCTAAAGTCGTCCATTTGGACAAAACAAACGGTTCTATTAGTTCTGATGGTGGTAAATTTTCTGAAAATTTTCTTGACATAGAAAATAAATTAACCAATAAATTTGATGAAGTAGACTATTATGAAATACCTGTGGCATTAGACGGAGGGGGATTCACGCCAACCCCAACCCCAACCCCAAGTCCAACCCCAGCATAAAGAACAACAAATGACCAGATATTCTACAATATTTCTAAGAAAAGGTGGTTACGAAACCCTATATTACAGTAATGAAATATTAGCCAGTGGAGAACCAGCAATAGCCGTTGATAGTGGTATTCTGAAGGTGGGCAATGGACTAGACGTTTGGTCAGATTTGCCTAGCGTTGGAGTGCCTAGTAATCCTACAGCGGTCAGTGGAGCTAGTGGTATATTAAATATGGTACAAATTACACAAGCAAATTATGATTTATTAGACCCCGATCCCAATACCATATATTTTATAGTGTAAATTATGCCAATTAAAATAGGATCAAACGACGCATGTAGGATCTATATAGGATCACAACAAATAATAAAGATATATATAGGTCCTATAGAGCTATGCCCGCAAAGTTATGCTCAATTTTTCTCAGCTATCAGCGCCTCCATTGTTCCATAGATAGTCTTCTTGTGGTGTATATATAAATATCGCAAGAGAATATATTATGAGAAAAGCAAGCTATAAAACAAGTGAATTCTGGTTTACACTTGTTAGTTTTATAATGAGTGGATTATTTCTTTTTGGAGTTATATCCGAACCAGAAACCAAAGATGAACTGACTGATGTATTTACACACGTCACAGAAAGCGTGATATTGTTGGGCGGACAAGCCATGGTTTTGTCTAGATATATCAGGAAAAGAAAAGAAGAAAAGATAGAATACGAAAAAACCAAACAAAAAGAATCAGATCTAATACGTAAAGAATTAGAAGATTATGTTGGTGTAGACAAAAGAAACAAAAAAATTAATATAAATACAGCTCCACTAGGAGAGCTAATTAGATTGCCGCATATCGGTCCATATTTAGGACAATGCATTATTGATTATAGAGAAAATGAAGAATTTCAAAAAGTATCTGATATCAAAAAAGTAAACGGAATAGGCGACACTACATACCAAGATATCAAACATTATATTACTATATGAGGTACAATTATGAGTGAACTCACTACTAAAGATTTAATACGCGATGAAGTAGAAAATCTAATTAATGAAACCAAAAAATCTCTGTCTGAAGTAAAGTATTTTGCAGTCAGTGAGGCTTGGAAAATTTTACAACTATTAACAGCTGTTGTAATCAGACTGATTGAAAATCTTGGAAATGATCTTAGTAGTCCAGAGAAAAAGGAGCTGGCCCTGGAGCTTATATCTAATTTTTACGACAAAATATTCACAGTGGTTAGTATCCCCTGGGTGCCAAGGATATTAGAGCCAATAATACACAGCCATGTAAAATCATTCCTGATGATTCTAGTTAGTTCTGGCATAGATGCTATGGTCGCGACATTTAGGCAGGTCGGTGTATTTCAACCAAAAACCGTAGCCGACGCACAAGTATTGGCGAAAAATCAAATAGTAATAGACTTTATCAATAATCTTAATAATATAGTGAGGAAATAATGAATTTTACCGATAGTTTCAATGACTTTAGCTCTGCTCTGGGTCCAACTGATTTGGCACTTTATGCTGGTGCTGGTTTAATTATCTGGGTATTGTTTAAAGACAGAATGAGCCCTGTACAAAAAATGATTATGGATCTTGTTAATCAGGTTAAAGGAAAAATGGGAGATAACAATATACCAGAATCTATCAAAAAAAGCATAGAAAACAACTCCGAAAAACACCTAGATGAAAATCTTTTTTTTGATTTAGTTGTGTCGTGGAAACAAACAAGAGATCTGGCTGAAAAAAGTGGATGCAAAAAAGCCGTAGAGGTTGCTGATCAAATGTTTCCATATCTCTCTCCTATGGTTTGTGAAGACAAGACAATAGTTAACAAGGAAAAAGTAAATGAAGAATAACATCTTATTAGTGATTGGTGGAATTTTACTATTGTTTGGGGTATTCGGAAACAATCTACCCAACATTAATCTAATAAATCCAACGGCCGTATCTATAGAAAACTATGTTATAGACGCCCCATCCGATGATGTGCTGTTGGAAGATGCTAGAAAAATCTCCACTCTATTAAAAAATTCAAGCGACTCTACCAGATCTAGAGACTGTTTAAAATTATCTTCGCTGTATTGCGACATGGCAACACTGATTGCTTTAGATAGTGACGATAAGGTAATATCGGACACTTCGGCTATACGACAGGCAAATAGCCTAGCTGGTAAAATGCTTAGATTAAATATCAAAGATAAATATCCTGGCTTGGCGGAAGCTGCCAAAAATTTATTGATAAACACTATTGGGGATGAGGATGTCGTGCTAGATAAAGAATTAAGAACAAAATCTGTTGATGCATTTATGGCATTAAGCTGGGCTTTTTATGAGGGCAGTAAATAATGCCAAGAATGACACCAGATCAACTTTATAATGAATATCGAAAAGGATTTAGTGGATGCTTATGGGAACAGCATGTATATGATGAGCTTATAGAGAATAGCAAATACGCCTACTTTAAAGATGGCGCTAAAAAAATTAAAAACAGCGGCAAAGGTAAACTGTCAACACCATTCAAATCAGTATTGAAATTTGATAAGAATGCTTATATAGAGCGCCAGACAACTGGTGATTGTGTCAGCCACGCTACTCGCAACGGGTGTGATGTAACAAGGGCGGTAGAAATTGATATTAAGGGAGATAAAGAAAGCTGGGTTGCTAGAGGTGCTACAGAAGCTATTTATGGAGCAAGAGGTCATGGTGGCCAAGGTATGAGTTGTAGTAGGGCAGCAACTTTTGTAAGCCAAACAGGTGGCGTTCTTGTTCGTAAAAATTATCCTGGTGTAGCAGACTTTAGTAAATACAATGGCAGTATGGGCGCTAAATGGGGATCTAGAGGTTTACCAGATAATGTAATAGATGAAGCAGATAACCATCAGGTCCGAACTGTATCATTAATTAGAACAGTTGAAGAAGCTAGAGACGCATTGGCCAATGGGTATGGATTAAGTGTATGTTCTGGTTATGGATTTTCTAATCGCCGCGATTCTAAGGGATTTGCTCGTAAATCTGGCAGCTGGGCCCACGCGATGGCATGGACGGCTTGCGACGATACTGGTGGAGAACCAGCCTTTCTAGTCCAAAATAGCTGGGGCAAATGGAATGATGGAGGCCATCCAGAATGGGGTCCTATCCCAGACGGTTCTTTTTTAATACACGCCGATGTAGCCGAAGGTATGTTGAGGCAAAATGGAGCTTATGCCTTTAGTGATTTTAACGGATTTCCACCACAGAAGTTACCAGACTATGGTTTTGGAGATTATCTATGAAACTACTAGACAGAATAGCCTTAAATAGCCTAATAAAAACTATTACAAATTTTATTTTAGCTATCATCAAAATTTTTGCACCCGATACTAAAACAGATATGGTCACACCAAAAAGAAAAAGGCCCATAAGAGATTTATTAGACAAGGTTTTTAAAAATGAGTAAAACTCTATTATTTGCTGGCCTCATAGCTACAGCGATCACAGCAGCGTCTTTACCAAGATACAGCACAACATCCGTTGTCACATTAACGGGTGCTCAAATTCTATCACAACAGCAGGAACAACCTGTTAAAAAATATAAAAGAAAAGATTGCCCAGTATGCAAAGGCAAAGGATGGTATATAAGTGGTGATGGTATAGCAAAAGTTAGTTGTGGATATTGCGAACCGGAAAATAAAGAACTTCCAGCAGATTTTATAAATCCAGGTATTATTATCAATAATGAATAATTCAACACTAGAAGAAGTGGCCCAGCACATATCTGATAAAGCTGCCAACAATACTGAAAATGAAAATTTTGGAAGTATTATTTTGACTATTATGATAGTAGGAATAGTACTTAATCTAATTCGTGTGGTGCAAGAATGTAATAATGATAATAAGTCTACAGATAAATATACGGCAAATCAAATAAAAGAGCTATGCACACGGAAAGGCTGGTTTACTAAGATGAGAATCAGAAAATCAATAAGACAACAGATTGGCATAGAAAAATATAAACAGTATGGTAAAATTATTCTGGACGCTATTATGGACACTGGTGAAAATCTCACGGAGGAAAAATTAATTAAACTCGTGGAGGCTTCAAACAATGTTTAGCTTATTAGTATGGTGTGTATATGGCATTTTCGTTGGGGCAATAGCCAAAAGCTTAGTGCCTGGAGAAGAAAATTTTGGATTTTTTAAAACAATAGCATTAGGCATCACGGGTTCCTATTTTGGTGGTGCAACGCATTATCTTCTAGGCATGAACCAATCGATTGAGCCCGCTGGACTATTCATGGGAATTGCTGGAGCGGTTCTGGCATTAGTATTATATAATAAGGTGGTAAAATCATGAGTCATAGCTACAGTCAAATATTATCTATGGAAAAAAATTCATATTTTGTTGATGTATATGTACTAGATACAACAAATATATCAGATATTAATATACCAACCATATCCAACAGCATTTCTGCACTAGATGATTTGGTTTCTCCGAGAGAAATTACCAATACGGTATATGAAACATCTAATAAAATATCTAAAGTAGACATACGAGACCAAGAAGCTAATATAGTATTATCAACGGAGATGGATAAGCACGAATAAATACTATATTTAATAGGATACAAATGAGGAAAATATTAATAACCGGTGCGGCAGGATTTCTAGGTTCGCATTTTGTAGAAGAAGTATTGCTTAATACAGATTGGGAGATAGTGGCTTTATGCAGGCTTACATATGTTGGAGACATGGAAAGAATCGTGAATAGCCTGCATGTTAAACAGCATGCTGACAGAATCAAAATAATTTATCACGATTTGAAATTTGAATTGCCTCCGCACACCATAGAAGCAATCGGAGAAGTGGATTATGTGGCGCATATAGCCGCCAACAGCCATGTGACTAGAAGCATAATTCATCCCAGGCAATTCGTGGAAGATAATGTAGTCGGCACTCTCAATCTTTTAGAGTGGTATAGGCAATATTCTCCCAAAGCATTGTTTATTAATTATTTAACGGACGAAGTTTTTGGACCAGCCCCAGAGGGTTATGATTTTAAAGAAGACGACAGATGGCGTCCCAGCAATCCCTACAGTGCCAGTAAAGCTGGTCAGGGGGCATTAGGAATATCCTATCATAACACCTATAAATTACCCATTATTCATACATATACCATGAATCTATTTGGAGAAAGACAACATAAAGAAAAATTTGTTGCTCTGGCTATAGATCTTATCAACAAAAACCAGCCCGTTAAAATACATGCCAAATTAGACTCTCAAGGGAATGTAGAATATGTGGGACAAAGACATTGGCTACATGCAAGAAATGCAGCCAATGCAACATTATTCTTATTGAATCACGGCAAAGCTGGAGAACACTATAATGTCGTAGGAGATGTAGAACTATACAATGATGATATGGTAAAAAGACTTGGTCAATTAATGAATAAAGAACCAAGACTAAAATATGTCGATTTAGAAAAAAGCAGACCAGGACATGATAGAAGATACAGTTTAGATGGTAGTAAATTAAGGAATATGGGCTGGCAGCAACCCATAAGTTTTGATGAGTCTTTACAAAAAACTATACACTGGATGTTAAATGATTAAACACGAAACTCATATAGAAAACTGCTTTTGGACACAACCTAAAATCTTTGAAGATCACAGAGGTAGGTTTTCCGAGATATTTAAAGTTTCATCTGTAGAGCCATTATTTAATCCAGAACAATCAAACTATAGTTTTTCAAAAAAAGGAACATTAAGAGGTGTTCACAGAACACCTTATGCTAAATATGTAACTTGCGTCAAAGGAACAGTTTATGATGTATGTATTGATCTAAGGCCCCACAGCAAAACATACAATCAATATTTTGGTATATGTTTAAGTGAATATGTACTTAATAGTTTATATATACCACCATTTTGCGGACATGCTTTCTTGGCTCTAGAAGATAGTATTTTAATATATCAACAAAACCAAGAATATAACCCTAGTCTGGACGAGACATTCTGCTATAAAAATTACGATATCAATTGGCCAGCCACAGTAGATATTATTTCTAATAAAGATAAAAATATATGTAGATAAGGAACAACAATGATTTTAAAATATGATATATCTAAATACCCATTTATTTCTTTAATCCAATCTTTATTTGATGTTGACGACTTGTCTAGCCTGCATCAATCCACTAACGAAAGATATAAATATTTCGATGAAGTTGGAGCTGATTCAGCTACCATATTCCACAAAATGTTTTATGACAAGATGAGATCTGGCTGGAATGAGTTTATTGATGCGTATGAATCATTAATCAGCAATGAAATATCTACACAATATCACGAAGAAATAATATACCAAAAATGGCCCACTTTCAGAGTACATTTACCAGATAATTTAGCGGTTGCCGCATGGCATACAGATAGTGAATTTAATCATCCAGAAGGAGAAATTAACTATATCATAGCCATTAGTCCAATGTTTGAGAGTAATACTGTCATAACAGAAAGCGAACCTAACAAAAAGGACTTCAAACAGATATGCTTATCTCCTGGCGAAATTTTTAGTTTTAATGGAAATAAGTGCTTGCATGGAAATCTTCCCAATATGACAGGTAACACTAGGGTGAGTTTGGACTTTAGAATTATCACCAGATCAGATTATGAAAAAGCGAATAAATTAAACTCTATGACCACAAATACAAAATTTGTTATAGGCGAATATTATAAAGAGCTATAAATGGTTAATTTGCAAAATCCAGAATTACCAAAAGATTTTGACTGGAAATTCTATCTAGATAATCATCCCGATCTTGGATTAGCAGGAGTAAACACTGAAAAGGGTGCGATAACCCACTATATTTTATTTGGCCGCGACGAGCAAAGAAGATATAAATCAACAGCACAGTCTATTGGCGAAGTCTACACTACTGAAAATTCCTATCATCTATCGCCCGATACAAAAATTTGTTTATTTTCACAATGGTATCATGATGCAGATACAGAGCGGCATAGAAAAAAGTGCCTACTAAATAATCTTAAAAATCAATATATCGACAATATTCATATTTTTTATGAAAAAGATTCTATTAAACAGATACCAGATATTACAAAAAAAACCAAAATATCGTCATCGCCTATTGGAAAAAGATTATCATATAGTGATTGGATATTGTACAGTCAAAATAATTTTACTAATCATATAAAAGTATTAGCGAATTCGGATATTTATTTTGATAAAACAATCCAATATATTAAAAAACAAAAATTTTCTCCATATAATTTTTATGCAATAACCAGAAAAGATCTGTCAGAAAAAGGAGAAATAGTAGAAAGTTCTGATTATTATGGGGATGAATCATGCCCTAGCAACCCGCTATATTCACATGATGCTTGGATTTTTTACGACACTCTTTTAATATCTCCTGATTCTATAAAAGAATGTTTCGATTTTGATTTAGGCAAAGGCAACTGTGACCGGCTGTTCTCTAATTATCTTAATCAACAAAAGATCTATTTTAAAAATCTATACCCGGATATCAATGCTATACATATTGATTATAGAAAAAATAAGACTAGAAAATATTATGATCTCAATACAGAAAAAAGAACGGAAGTTATAGGAAATATTTCTCAGTATTTTACACAAGACGATCTCAAAGCATACCAAAACAAATTAGAATGCCTAACTCTCTTAATAACATCTAATGAGGATAAAGATGGTCAGTATGACACGTTTATAGAAAATCTGCGTAAGTCTATGACAAGAGCCAATAAAAAAATTGCTAAAAAATTAAGTTTTAGAATTATCAGAAATAATAATGAAAATGACAATATAGACTTGTCTTATTTAAAAAAGACCTTTAGAGATGTAGATATTATTTATTTAAATATTCCCGAAGAATATAACCATTACAATAGTGAAGATGAGACACTAGATTTTACTTATGGCAAACAATCTGGTCCATTATATTCCTTCTTTAGTATTTTTAGACAAAGACATTTAGAAAATTTTAACACATCACTATTTTTAGAGTGTGATTGCATATTATTAGATAATTGGCTAGATAAAATTTACAACTATTGTCTAACGTCGGGACCCTTTATGATATCTGGCTCACAATACGACGGCCACTGCTACATGAAATATTACGATATTAATAATCAGCATATCAACGGTGGCATATGTCTATACTCAACAGGCAACCAGATTCTTAACCAATACATGGACTTCTGCTTAGATTCTGTGCCCCTGTATGTTCGACGCATTTCACAAAATATGCCGTATGATTATACTATTTATTATGTACTAGAAAACAACTATGACTACAATCTATCTAATAGAGAAATATTAAAATTCATTAAAAAGAATATTCTAAAGAACAATTTAATATGCAATTATTGCAACAATATACCACAGGATATAGATTTTCCTGTATCAGAAATAATCAAAAGATACCAACCTGCAATTATCCATAAAAAAATAAAAATAAATGAGCCAAAATAATAATCTTTATATTTTTTATCACATACCAAAAAGTGGTGGTACTTTTTTTCGAGATCATGCTATGTTGTATGCGATGGATCGTAATAATCCCAATCGGCAGATTTACGATTTATGTTCTACTAAAATAAACGTTGGTTGCAATCATTTTTTTGTTGCTAATTTTTATACGCTAAAACACGACACGTCTAAATACCACGAACAAACAATAGACTATGAAATCTTTAAAAATTGTTGCGATTCGAATGTTTTTCAGCTTTATTCAATATCCATTGTCTCTGTTAGTAGATTTAAAGACACTCAAAAACTTATAGATAAAATCACTACAAAATATAATTTCGATCCTATATATATAACACTACTGAGAAACCCTATAACTAGACTTCAATCAATTTTTTACTATAATACTGAATTTGGAGAGTGGGAAAAAAACCATCAAACAATCTCACAGAATACATTTCATGAGTATATTCATAGTAAAGACCTTGAAAAAAATTGGGTTATCGATCATATAAATCAGAGAGACATTAGCACAGACCCAACAGAGAAAGATCTACAACAGGCCATAAATACACTTAAAGATTTTCATATTGTAGGCATATTAGAAAATATAGAACAATTTGAGTTAGATATTTGGAAGTATGGTATAAAATACAGACCTTTAAATGCACCTTTTTATGATAAATATCCTATAGAAAAAGCCATGAATAAAAATACTAAATCTATAAAGGAACATATCACACCAGACGATATGAGCTATTTATTGTCACAGTGTAAATACGACATGGCTCTATATAACTATTTTTCACAAAAAAATTAAAATATGCTTATATCTCATAAAAAAAAATTCATAACTATAGACATACCAAAAACAGGAACTAGGTCATTAAGAGAAACATTGTCTCCTCTTGATATATTGGACATAGTTGGACAACCAGAAGATAAGTTTTTTTATCAACACGGCACTGCTCTAGACTGTGAGCGGGGACTAGAAAAAATTAAATTTAGTTTTAGTGATTATTTTTCATTTTGTGTTGTGAGAAATCCTTGGGAAAGATATTTGAGCTTCTTTAAATACTACAAAGAAAAAGCAGAAGAATATTTACGAACAACAGATTTTAAAAAATGGAAAGACCCCAAAATAAAACAGGGAAAAGATTGTGTTAATTTGTTTAGCAACAATAATGAGCAACAGATTATTAGACAAATCATTAAGAATAATTCAGCACAATCACAGTATTTTTTAAACGAAAATCAAAAGATAATGGTGTCGCATATTGCCAGATTTGAAAATTTACAAAAAGAATTTGATTATCTTTGTGGGACTATAGGCTTGGACGCAATAAAATTATCACACGGCAATAAAAGCATAACACAAATTTCTTGTTCTGATATTTATGATCAAGAGCTAATAGATTTGGTAGCAGAAAAAGAAAGAGACACTATAGAACATTTTAATTATCAGTACTAAATATACATAAAGAGATGGAGCATAAGAATAAATATGTTTATATTACCAAAAAAAGGACTAAAGTTAGAAAACTGTAAATTTTATCATTCTATTCCACTACCCGACGGAGAGATAATTCAGGGAGATTGGGATCTTACAAAATGTATAAATCAGTATTTAGGGAATATGAATTATATGAATCAAAAAGTTATAGATGTTGGCGCAGGTTCGGGGTTCTTATCTTTCACGATGGAAAAGCAAGGGGCCGATGTTGTTTCTTATGATATGCCAGACGGATCTTACTGGGATGTTTTAAAATATCCAGGATATAAACCGGCCGTCCACACAGAAGTTCATGAAATGTATTATAATGCTTATGATTATATACATGAAAAAATAAATTCAAAATGCAAACAATATAGAGCTAATATCTATCAAGATTTACCAGAAGAATTAGGAGATTTTGATGCCGCTATTTTTGGCACAATGTTATCTCATGTCAGAGATCCTATGCTAGTATTAATGAATATTTTATACAAAGTAAAAAGTTTTGCTGTTCTCATTAATCCTTTTGTAGATCGACACTTTAATGGCTCTACATTTTATCCTAGTAAAAATCAATTTAGGAGAGTGTGGTGGAATATCGATTATTCTACAATTGAAAGAATGGTTAATTCTATAGGTTGGTATATATCAAATAGTTACGATGTATATCCTGTACAGAACATTGGCATGGAAAAGCCCACACCCAGAAAATATCGATCTCTGGTGATTAAGAGATATAATTAGATTATGTATTGACAAACACAACGGCATCCGATAAAATATATCTATGAGACCAGACTGGACAGATTATTTCTTAGGGTTGGCTAGGGTTGTTTCACAACGAAGCCACGACATACACACACAGCACGGATGCGTAATCACAGACAAGCAGCACCGGATATTAGGCGTTGGATATAATGGTTTTCCTAAAGGTATGGATGATTCAATGCTGCCTACTTATCGTCCAGAAAAATATCATTGGATGATTCATGCAGAAAGAAATGCTTTGTCTAATTGTGTCATTCGTCCAGACGAGGGCAGAGCGTACATAACCGGCCAGTCTTGTAATGATTGTATCATGGCTCTGTGGCAAGAAGGCATCACAGAGGTTGTTATGGCGAATGGCCATGGCACAAAACTATTCGACCAAGAGGCGAAAGAAAGATTTGATCTTTTTGTGAATCAAACGGGGATTAAAATTATCCGATGTACACCAAATCTTGCTTGGATTCAAAATTTATAAAACACAAAAACAAAATTAAGATAATTGGCAATGGTGTATTTAGTAGTACAATCAATATTAATTATGGCCCTTGCTTTCCTCTAACCAATGATTTATCATATCTATGACAGAATCAATCTTACTTCGGGCCAAATTTCAGATAATCTTCTAAGGAGCTAATATGTCGGCGTTAAATGAATTACAGAATTATACATTTGTCAGTAAATATGCCCGTTGGATTGAGAAAGAAAATCGTAGAGAAACATGGAAAGAAGCTGTGGATCGCGTAAGAGGCATGATGCATACTATGTATGCTGATAGAAATATTAAAGAAGACATTGATTGGGCATATGACCTTATGTTTAAAAAGAAGGTATTGGGAAGCCAAAGAGCCCTTCAGTTCGGCGGAGAACCGATCCTAAAGCGTCATGCGAAGATCTATAACTGCACCAGCTCCTACTGTGATCGCCTAAGATTCTTCCAAGAATGCTTTTGGTTGTTACTTTGTGGTAGCGGTACTGGCTTTAGTGTACAAAAACACCATGTTGCCAAATTGCCCAATCTTTCATCAGAAAAAAAAGACAAGCGCAAAGGTGTAAAATATGTTATAGAAGATAGTATTGAAGGCTGGTCTGATGCTTTAGGCATTTTATTAAGCTCCTATTTCAATAAGCCTAGCGAATCACGTTTTTCAGAATACAAAGATAAGTATGTAGTTTTTGATTACAGTAATATTCGTGAAAAAGGTGCTCAGCTATCTTCTGGCGTTGGCAAAGCGCCTGGTTTTGAACCATTACAAAATGGCTTAGAAAAAATTAGAGAACTCTTAGACAAGTGTATTGAGAATGGACAAAAAAAGCTCAGACCAATTGACGCTTATGATATTATTATGCACAGCAGCGATGCTGTATTATCTGGTGGGGTGCGTAGAAGTGCGTCATTAGCATTGTTTAGTGCTGACGATGAAGAAATGGCAAAAGCTAAAACCGGCAATTGGTACATTGAGAATCCACAAAGAGCCAGAAGCAATAACTCTGCTCTACTATTAAAAGATGATACATCTTATGAAGATTTTAAAAACCTAATGGAGTCTGTAAAAGAATTTGGTGAGCCAGGATTTATCTGGAGCGATTCTACAGAAATGACCTTTAATCCGTGTGTTGAAGTGGGCATGTGGCCTGTTGATGAAAAAACAGGTAAGTCAGGATGGCAGGGTTGTAATCTCTCCACCATTAATTGTTCATCTGTAACAGATGAGGCTGATTTCTATGAAAGATGCAAAGCCGCTGCTATTATCGGAACACTACAAGCAGGATTTACTGATCTAGATTACTTAGGCGAAGTCAGCAAGGCTATCTTCGATAGAGAAGCATTGTTGGGTGTTTCGCTAACAGGCATTATGGAAAAACATGATCTAGTTCTGACAGAAAAGGTATTAAAGGCCGGAGCAAAAATTGCTGTCGATACCAATAAAGAATTGTCTAAAAAAATAAATATCAACCAAGCAGCCAGGGTCACCTGTTTGAAACCAGAAGGAACAAGCAGCTCTATGCTTGGAACAAGTTCGGGCATTCATCCTCATCACGCCAAAAGGTATATAAGGCATGTACAAGCAAATATTTTAGAGCCACCTTATCAATATTTCAAAAGTTACAATCCGCAAGCGTGTGAAAAATCATCGTGGTCAGCCAATAACACGGATGAGGTTATTAAATTCCCTATCGAAGTACCAGATGGTTCTAAATTAAAAAATCAATTACCAGCAGTAGAAATGCTCACGGTAGTAAAAGATACACAACGTAACTGGGTGCAGTCGGGCAAGAATAGGTCGCTCTGTACTCAAGACTTCCTTAGTCACAATGTAAGCAACACAGTTACGGTTCAGCCGGAAGAGTGGGAAGATGTAACAAAATATATTTATCAAAATCGTAAATATTTTGCAGGCATCAGTCTTATTCCACAAAGCGGAGACAAAGACTATCCACAAGCTCCATTCACAACAGTCTATACAAGCAGAGAAATAGCTAAAGAATATGGAGACGCTTCGCTGTGGTGTTCTGGTTTAATAGAATTAGGACTGAATGCTTTCGACAACAATTTATGGGCAGCTTGTGACTATATAACGCTAAATCAAGAACTGGATACAGACGGAGACGATAAGAAACTCTTTTCTATAAAGATGAAAAGATTTGCTAAAAAATATTTTGATGACGATATTAAAAGATTAACGTACTGTATGAAAGATGTATATAATTGGAAGATTTATACAGATTTATATGATAGCTTTTCTAAGGTTGATTATACACAACTACTGGAAACAGAGGACAATACTGTAGGAATAGAGGAAATTAGTTGTGCTGGTGGCGCATGTCTAATTTAATTTACTCCTAGAGGCATTACATTGAGAAAAAAAAATAAAAATCGTGCTACAAAACCTGTTCTTATTAATAACACAAAAGATGGTTTTGTTGCTCCTGAAGATATTATTGTAGGATTTAAAAATAGGCTTAAGCCAAGATCTATTAATCAGAAAGATTATATCAGGACGGTAGCAGAAAATGACATAACCTTCTGCCAGGGCGTTCCAGGTAGCGGTAAAACCCACATAGCTATAGGTATGGCACTGGAATATCTAATTGAAGATAAGGTAGAAAAAATAGTAATTACTCGTCCTGTTGTAGAAGCCGGGGAAAGACTTGGATTTTTGCCCGGAACAGCAGAAGAAAAACTGCATCCATATTTATTACCACTATACGATGAAATCAACTATTTTTTACAAATGCAGCATTACACTAAGCTAAAAGTCGGTAGAAGAATTGAGGTTGTTCCTCTCGGACTGATGCGAGGCAGAAGTTTTCATAATGCTTTTGTGGTAGCTGATGAGTGTCAAAATGCCTCTTATGATCAGCTAAAAATGCTATTGACAAGAATAGGCATTGATAGTAAAATGATATTAACGGGAGATGTTGCGCAATCTGACTTGCAAAGACCCCTTCAGGGAGGATTTATAAAACTGATCAATGTACTTGAAGGAATAAGTGGAATCGGCATTGCTCGTTTAGAGGCTTCCGATATTGTGAGAAATCCAATTATAGCAGATATTATAGACAGACTAGAAGAATATGACAATAGATCATAATAAATGCCTATTATTAAATTGTGATTTTACACCAATAAGAATAATAGATTGGAGAAGAGCAGTGCTCTGGAATATAAAATACCATAATGATATAAGATATGGTATTCATGTCTTAGAACACTATGACGACTATATTCTATGTGCCAACAATAAAAAGATTAAAGTTCCTGCAGTAGCTAGAACAACACAATATCTAAAATGCTTTGGCTCTGTTAATATTAAATTGTCTAGAAAAAATTTATTTACTAGAGATAATTTTATGTGTCAATATTGTGGCAAGCATTTAAATAGATCACAATTGACATATGATCACATTATACCCAAATCTAGATTTTCTGATCATAAAAAGGCAACAAGCTGGACCAATGTCACAACAGCTTGTATAAAATGCAATGCTAAAAAGGCCAACAAAACACCAAAAGAGGCAAACATGTCACTGCTCAATGAGCCTCATATGCCAAAATTTTCATACAAATACTTGCCATGGTACGACGAATTGACTAATATAAGATCAGAAGCGATGGAGATATGGACTAAATACATTAACAAGCATTATGAATATGAAAGAAAATAAATACTATACTATCACAGGAAAAGAAGACGGTTTTGATAGTGGTGGATTCCCTACAGTAGGCAGTGACAGTACACATATATATGCTCAAAGTATTTGTGAGAAAAAGCCCAGAAGCATGACGGCCGCAAGTTCTTTGGGGGTTGATAATATTGGATATAAATATTATATAGCCATAAATTGTCAACGACAAGCCTATAATCCATTATCAAAATCATGTCCCAAAGCAACGTTTGTAGACAGAATTTGCAAAAATAGCAAATCGCATACAATGAAACAGGTCAATCAATACATATTCAATAAATATATAGGATTTCTAAAGACCGGTAACGAAAAAGTTCTAGCAGATATAAATAGGGACTTAAAAGCATAATGCCTGAATATTCGTTTGTGTGTAATAATTGTGGTAATAAATTTTCTATTGTGGCCACATATAAAGAGTATGATTCCAAACAGATCAAATGTACAAAATGCCAAACTAAAGATATTGATAGGGATTACTCTACGGATCTTGGCAATATGTTTGGTAGTGTAGTTAAGTCTGATTCAGATATTAAGCTGGGAGATTTAGCAAATAGGAACCGTGATCGTATGAGTAATGATGAAAAAAATTATTTATACAAAAAACACAATGAATACAAAGGGGGTCAGCAGGAACTTCCCACCGGTATGTCAAGGATAAAGAGAGGAAGTAAAACCAAATGGACATAGAAAAAACAGTGAAAGAACTATTGGACGATCCAAAATTTAAAGAGGAAATGCTTGGATATGCAGAACTGAATACATCTCCCAGAAAATTAATAGATTGTCCTCATGAAATCATCTTTTCTGTTGAATCAAACATTATGGAGCAGAATGAAAAGCGTGAAAATGTGGGATCTAAATTGATACATAAAAGAAATTTTCATATGCCCGTACCTCCTGGCCAAGATCCTGAAGAGTATATGCTAAATTTTTTAAAACATTTTGAGCAGTCATTAATCAATGCAGCAAAGGAGATGCCTAATGAATGATTTTGTGGTTGAAGCTAAAACACATCAAAATAGCAATCGGCAGACAGACAACGAGTATTATACACATAAAGGCAAAGAAGATTTTGTAGATGCCAACAGTAATCTAAGACGCAAGCATGACGATCAAGACGTGGCTGCTAAAAAAATATATCGGGACGACTCTACATATAGACTTATGATAAAGTGCGATAGGTATGGCAAGCCGTTTGACCCCAACGACCAAATAGCACACCCCCATAAAACAGCAAGCTCATACAGATCGGGATATAAATTTGTAGAAGTTGGACAAAAGGCTTTTGGTCACTATATCAAGTATTTGAACACAAATAATAAGGCATGGCTATTAAATACTGAAAGGGAATTAACATAATGGCAAGAATCAGCAAAGCGCAAACATATGCTATTAGGTGGCTTAATCATGAAGAAAAAACAATAGAGAATATCGCCACAGAATTAAAGCTGACAACTAAACAAGTAGAGTCTGTGATAGAGAAATATGGCTCCACATCTAACAAAGACAAAGTTTCTACGGCTCAAAAACCAGCGGTCCAGAAGATGCTTTCTTCTAAAACCGCCAACAACGCTTCCGTAACCGTTATGACTGGTGAAGCATCAATGAGTATACAATCACACAAACATAAAAACTCTAGAGTTACAGACGATTGTATCCATCGACCAAATGGTTAAAGATGTATATTTCTAAATATTCTAATGGGAAAAAAGTGTCTGATGCTCAGTATATCACAGAGATGATATGTGAACACAAGGCAATCAGGGAAAAAAAGGATTTACATTATAGATTTTGGGTGAGTAGTTATTGGGAAAAGTTTTATCGGAGTCAAATAGCCTCTGCCCACAAACTGTTAAAGATATATTCAGCCAAGGCAATTGTGGCAGCTCTGAATAACCCTAAAACAAAAAATACGTATTCATTAAGATCACCATTTTTGATTAAGATCATAGAAACGGAAGAACGCATTATAGCATCGAAAAATACACATCTGTCTAAACCAATAGACAGGAAAAAGCCTACGTCTTTTAGAAAAAACAAAAAGCAAGAAAATATATTATCAACACTTAAGGAAATAGATGATGAGTATCAAGACTGATATTAAGAAAAATTTTGGTGACGACATTATACTTTCTGGTAATTCTGTTATTGACAAGAAGGTTTTGAATATTTCGGTAAGCCCATCGTTAGATATCGCTCTTAATGGAGGAATTCCAGAAGGTAGTTTTGTGATTTTTACCGGTCAGCCCAAATGCGGCAAGACTACTACTTCTTTGTACATAGCGGCATTAGCACAACAGGAAAAATACGCATACGGAGATTTTGCTGACGGCAGAGAAGTGTACTATCTAAACATAGAAGGTAGACTTAAAAAAAGAGACTTGTCTGGTATCAATGGACTTAATTTAGACAGATTTCATATCATAGGATCAAAAACAGGTAAGATATTACATGCGGAGGAATATCTTCAAATCGCTGAAAGAATTATCAATGAAGTACCTGGTTCTGTCTTAATTATCGATTCTTATTCAGCGTTATGTACAGAATCTGAAATCACATCAGACATGAGTAAGATGCAAAGAGCCGATGGTGCAAAACTGTTAGCAAAATTTTGCAGAAAAGTTGCTAATGTTATTCCCGTTAATAAGAATATAGTTATAGGTATCACCCATCTGATGGGCAACCCAGGATACGGCAGTAGTGAATGGAAAGAAAAATCAGGGCAGGCAATAGCCTATCAGACAGATGTCAAATTAAAAGCTACGTATTTTAAAGCGTGGAATGTCGGCAAAGAAGAAACCCAGATAGGACAAACAATTGAGTGGCAAGTAATATGCTCTGCATTAGGTCCGCCTGGAGCTAAAATAACAAGCTATATTCGCTATGGCGTCGGCGTAGATAAAGAGATGGAGCTATTTAATTTAGCCACAGATCTTGGATTAATAGATAAGGGCGGAGCTTGGTATACATTTACAAATGTGAAAGATACTCCAAAGTTTCAGGGAGCCGAAAAGGCAAGGGATTTTATTAGTCAAAACCCAGACATATATGAAAGTCTGTGGGCTTCTGTTAAAGAAATGATGGGAATCAGCGAATGAATATTGTTGATTTGGATGATAATGTTCAGAGGTGGTCTCTCAAGGGCCATATAGCCAAAGGTAGAGCGATAAATAAATCTTCTCTACATCTGACGGCAAGATCTTTAATAAAAGAAATATTTCCTACTTTGCAAGTCTTAGAAGAGGTTCCAATACCAGTTAGAAAAAATGAAACATTGTTTTTAGATTTTTATCTACCACTTAATGAAACATGCATAGAGGTTCATGGCGAACAACATTATAAATTTGTACAATTCTACCACCAAACCTCGTTGGGGTTTATGAAACACAAAAAAAGAGACAGAGATAAAAAATACTGGTGTGAAAAAAATAATATTAGATATATAGAACTTCCGTATAATGAAGGATTAGAAGATTGGAAAGAAAGACTGACCAATGAATAGAAATAGTAAAGAAGAACTACAGTATTGGGATACTATATTAGACGAATATGAATCCAGTATGGGCATGCCTTCTTATGCAGAAGACTCCATGCCGTCAGAGGAGCTGAATGAATATCTTACCATGAATCGTTCAATGCTAGAAAAATTAACTCCAGACGATTGTGGAGAAATCGCTTATAGATTATCTCAATTTGGTTTTCATATTCAAAGAACATTAAATAGAGAAATAGCAAGATATAATTGGTCAGACGAAAAAATAAAAGAGGTTATTGCTGATGAAATCAATAACTATAAAGGATATGGGTATGTAGAAAAATCTCTCCAGGCAATTAAGCACAACGAAAAGGCTTATGCTCTTAACACAATCAAAAGATACGCCAAACAAAGAATGGATAGGCTTTCATATTTAGCCAATAATATAAAAAATTTATCAGATATCATTATCTCTATTCAAAGGAATAAAATTAAAAATGGCTGACATAGATACACAAAAATTAAAAGAATTGATGATGGCGATGATTAATGTAATAGATCAATCTGAGCAAAAAACAGAATCCGATACTATTACTAATCCTATCACAAATAAAGATGCGAAACAAACTTCTACAAGACCCAATTTATTTGATAGCATGCCAGAGGCACAGATGCATAGATCAGATAGTGCAATAGATAAAAAACTTTCTTCATATCCACCAACAGCCAGATCTAGACCAAGCACTATAATAGATGTGCAGTGCTGCATCTGTGGAAAAAAAGAAACAGTCAGCAAAAGACTATTAGTAGATAGTGCAAACCGATATAAATGCAATAACTGTTGTTCAAAGGGGTCTTCGTAATGATACTGTGCGATACGGCTGCAGAAAGAGCTGTTCTAAGCTCAATCATGCAATATGGGGACAGTGTGTACCTTGAGGTGTCGGATATTATAAAAGAAACAACATTTACTGTTGATAGTAATCAATATTTGTATCAATGCTTAAAGCATGTTTGTGAACAAGGGGCTTGTTCATCTATAGATATCGCTTCTGTATTTTCTGCATCTCACGAACTTGGACTCTCCCACTTAATTAACAATAAAACAGAAGCCCAACACATCAAAGCAATCAAGGATTTTCCTGTAGAAAAGATTAATGCGAGAAAATTTGCTGCGAAGATAAAAAAACTAGAAATAGCGAGAGATCTTCATGCCAACTTAAAACAGACCCAAGATAAGATCTTGGATATTAGTGGTAATGAGACAATTACCTCCATCCTTGGTATTGCTGAAGATTCTATATTTGATTTCTCTTCTAAGCTTAATGATAATGAATCTGGCCCGGAAGCAATAGGAAAAGATATTGAAGGATATATAGATTATCTGGAAAATAACAAGGTAGAGCAAATTGGTATCTCTACTGGTTTTCCTGTGTTTGATAAAGCTATAGGGGGAGGACTTAGAAAAAATACTATCAACGTTATTGCCGCCAGACCCAAAACCGGCAAAACATTACTATCTGATAATATGGGATATTATATCGCCAATGAATTAAATATACCAGTACTTAATATGGATACCGAAATGACTAAAGAGGACCATATCCATAGACTTTTGGCAATGTCCACCGAAATAGATATGCAAAGCATAGAAACAGGAAAATTTGCAGATTCACCAAACTTAAAGAAAAAAATCTATGACAGCTCTAAAAAAATGTCTGAAATTCCCTTTTATCATAAAAGCATAGCGGGCAAACCATTCGAAGAGCAGTTAGCTATTATGAGAAGATGGATAGTCAAAGAAGTGGGTTTGCTGCCAGACGGCAAGGCGAAAGACTGTGTTGTGTTTTATGATTATCTAAAATTAATGGATAGTGCTGGCATGAGTCAAGACCTTAAAGAATATCAGGTTTTGGGATTTATGATGACTTCATTACATAATTTTGCATGCCAATATGGGATACCTATCGTAGCTTTTGTTCAATTAAATAGAGACGGAATTACGAAAGAAAGTACAGATACTGCTAGTGGTTCTGATAGAATTATATGGCTATGTAGTAATTTTACCATCTTTAAAAGAAAGACAGACGAGGAAATTGCAGAAGATGGACCAGATAATGGCAATAGAAAATTATTGCCTGTTATTAGCAGACACGGAGGAGGATTGGATGATAATGACTATATAAATTGTCACATGAAGGGCTGGTGTGCTAAAATCACAGAAGGACAGACACGATTAGAATTAATGGCTGGTGGAGGTTTGACAAACAGGCAGGATGGGTTTATAATTGATGATAACAATGAAAGCAACAAAATCGAATTCGTATGATCAGCATAAGCTTAAGATTTTATCTGACAGCCTTTGCGATAATATAGAAGAACTATTGGAAATATTAAATATTTCTGAGTATAAACTATCTGATAAGATGATAGCAATGAATTGTCCTATACATCAAGGAGATAATCCATCCGCTCTTAATCTTTACTATGTAGGAGATAGCTATCGAGGCAACTGGAAATGCAGGACTCATAATTGCGAAGAAATCTTTAAGCCATCAATACTTGGTTTTGTGAGAGGCTGTTTATCGAATATGAAATATGAATGGTACAATAACCAGGACAAAATTTGCACATTCAAAGAAACCATATCTTTTGTAGAAAACTTTCTTGGCAATAAATTAAAAGACATTAAAGTATCCAATAAACAAAAAGAGAAGACCACATTCGTAAATGCTGTTAGGTATGTACAAAATATACGCAAAGACGATATAAATAAATTACCAAGAAGCCAAATTGTCAACTCTCTTAACATCCCTTCTGCCTATTTTCTAAATAGAGGATTCAGCCAAGAGATTCTAGAGAAATACGATATTGGAGATTGTCAAAATGCAAATAAGCCGATGACCAATAGGGCTGTTGTTCCAGTATATGATCAAAACCATAAATTTATGGTTGGTTGTACGGGAAGGGCCACAAATGACAGATGTGATAGATGTAATTGCTATCATAATTCAAGTAGCTGTCCATCAGAAGACAAGAAATATCTATATTCTAAATGGAAACATAATAGTGGCTTTAAAACACAGAATCACTTATATAATTTTTGGTTTGCCAAAGACCATATAAAGAATAGTCATAGTATTATTTTAGTAGAAAGTCCAGGCAATGTATGGAGACTGGAAGAAGCAGGTATACATAATAGTGTAGCCATATTCGGTTCGTCATTAGCTGATATTCAAAAAATGATTATAGATTCTTCTGGGGCTATGACGATATTTACTATAATGGACAATGACGAAGCCGGAAGAAAAGCTGCGGCTATGATTAGAAAAAAATGTGAAAGAACATATAATGTACACGAGATAAAAATACAATATCCCGATATAGCCAGCATGACAATCGAACAAGTTCAACAAACCATCAAACCCCAACTGATTCATGAATAATACAAAAATTATAGCATTTTCTGGAAAAAAACAATCTGGCAAAAATACCTGTGCTAATTTTATATACTCTAAGTATTTGGGAAATCTGAACATAGCAAAAAAGATAAATCTTAACGAAAATGGCGAAATAGTAGTATCGGACCTATATAACAAAAAAGAATATGCAGGTCTCTTCAATCCCTGTACAACTAATAGCAATGACTATATTATTACAAAATGTCTTAACACCTTAGGTCCATATATCAAACTATATAGCTTTGCAGACCCTCTGAAACAAGATATTTGCATGAACATATTAGGCCTAACACATGATCAATGCTATGGTGCTGATGATAAAAAAAATGAATTAGTCGATTGTTATTGGCCCGATAAAAAGACACAAATGACAGCGAGAGAAGTCATGCAGTATATTGGCACAGATATGCTTAGATCTATCAAGCAAAGCGTATGGACTGATGCTATGATAGCCAAAATACACAGAGATCAACCTCAAATAGCTATCATTACAGATTGTAGATTTCCAAACGAGGTAGAATGTATTCAGAAAAACAATGGTGTTGTAGTCAGATTAACTAGAAATATATATAATTCATCTCATATTAGTGAGCAAATTTTAGACGAAGACAAGTATGACTGGAATAAATTCGATTACATCATAGATAATAGAGAAATAGATATTTATAACCAATCATTAGAAGTAGATAAAATTCTTAAAGAGGTGCTATCATAATTATTACATATTTTCGTAGTTCTAGTTACAATACGCACAACATGTGCGAACAACAATACTTCTTTGATTATGTCATGGGGTATAGATCTCCGTCTAATAAGAAGGCAGATAAAGGCACCATAGTGCATAAGGCCCTGGAGATACTCGCTTTCGTAAAGTTTACGATGCAAAAGGGGGAACAGACTTTTGAAGATGATATTTTAGGGAAAATTAATGCCTATAATTATAATCTAGATGATATAATAGAAAGAGTATATCAATATTATACTTCTAGTTTCACGCACCATCAATGGACAACAACTGACTTCAGAGACTGTAGAAAGTGGACATATAAAGCCATTGAATATGCCGATGGTATGTTTGACCCAAGAAATAGAGAAATACTGTATCCGGAACAGAGATTCGATATCACTATAGATAAGCCATGGGCAGAATATGAATATAAATTATCTAATGGAGAAACACTTAAGGGCAAATTGGCCATCAAAGGCACAATTGACTTAATCACTAGACCATCCTCAAACACCTTAGAAATTGTGGACTGGAAAACAGGAAGAAGACTAGACTGGGCCACAGGACAAGAAAAGACACAAGAAAAACTAGAAAAAGACCCTCAATTAATGATATACTATTATGCTGTACAAAAATTATACCCAGAAATAGATAATTGTATAGTAACTATTTTTTTTATCAATGATGGTGGACCTTTTAGTATGAGTTTTGACAAATCTGATTTACAGAAAACAGAAGATTTATTGAGACAAAAATTTCATCATATCAAACAAACCAAAAGGCCAAAACTATCTAAAACCTGGAAATGTACAAAATTATGCCATTATGGGAAAAATTCTTTTAAAGACATAGATCATGTGATGCCGATACTAGAATATAGGGATGGGCAGATTTGTTCTCCTGGTAATGAGATGACAATGTGTGAACAGGTAGCCCACGACATACAGCTCAAAGGCATGAAAAATGTGGTTGACGAATACACGATGCCAGGGTATAATGTAGGTCATTACAAAGCCCCAGGAAGTACAGAATGAAAAACTATATACCTTTGCATGTGCATAGCCACTATTCTTTATTGGATGGTTTGTCAAGACCTGAACAGATAGCCAATAGGTGCAATAAAATAGGAGTACCGAGTTGTGCCATTACAGACCATGGATCCATATCCGGTGCTGTACAAATACATACCGCACTAAAAGCTAAAAATATCAAGCCCATACTTGGATGTGAATTATATTTATCGTTCGATGATTCTAGTATAAAATCTAAAGAAAATATTGACCTAACACATTTTATAGTACTGGCCAAAAATCTAACAGGTTGGAAAAATTTAATACAAATCGTTTCTAAATCTAACGATCCTGAAAATTACTATAAAAAACCAAGATTGTCTATCTGTAAACTAAAAGATATAGTATCACATAATAATTTAATTGCATTTTGTGGGCATATGGGATCATATATTGCCGATATAGTTGAACAAAATCCCACAGACTACAAAGGCAAATGTGTGGATTTTATTGCGGAGATGAAAGAAATTTTTGGAAGTGATAACTTTTTCCTTGAGTCACAACTAATGGATCAACAAAATATGCCCAGACAAAAAGAGCTTACAGACATTGTTAGAGGCCTGGGAAAGCTAACAAAAACCAAAATTATCTGTACACCCGATGCACACTATGCAGAGCAAGAAGATGCCATAGATCAAAGAATATTGTTGTGCAATAATATAAAAACTACGCTATCCAATATTAATAAAAAAATTGTCAACGAAGAATCTGTACCATTTGAATGTTTTTTTAAGTCTGACAAGTATTATATACTTGATCCAAAAGAGATTAACGAAATACATACCCAGGAAGAGGTAGAGAATACACTTTATATAGACAGCATGTGTGAAGATTATGATATTTTACACAAACCATTATTGCCTCCATTTCAGTGTCCAGATAATCAGAATCCAGATGAATATCTAAGGCAATTATGTAGAAATGGATGGCAGGAAAAAATTGCAAATCATATACCAAAAGAAGACCATAATATTTATGTAGAACGCATCAAAAAAGAATTAGAAGTTTTACAGGGAGCTGACCTTTCTAGTTATTTCTTAATTGTTGCGGATATTGTTAACTATATTAAATCTCGTGGATGGTTAGCTGGTCCAGGCAGAGGCAGTGCCGCTGGGTGCTTAGTGTCCTATTTAATAGGCATAACATCTATAGACCCAATAAAATATGATCTTATATTTGAAAGATTTTATAATTCTGGAAGAAATACTAAAGACAGAATCTCTATGCCAGATATAGATGTGGATGTACCAATCAATAAAAGAGAAGAAATCATATCGTATATTAGAAATAGATATGGTGAATCAAAAGTGTCTCAGATGATTACTTTTAACACCATGAAAGGCAGAGGCGCCCTTAAAGAAGTATTAAGGGTATATGGAAATATTAGTTTTGATGAAATGAACAGAATTACAAAATTTATTCCAGACGAAGCAAAAATAGCCGATGAATTACAAGAAATGAAAGAAGATGGTGGCGAAGCCTCTATTATTAGATGGGCTCTAGAGAATAACGCCGATAAGCTAAAAGAATGGTGCTATATTGATGAAAAAGACAATACACTGAAGGGTCCCCTTGCCAAAAGATTTGAGCAAGCTATTAGATTAGAGGGCACCAAATCAAATCAGTCAAAACATGCTGCCGGTGTAGTTATTAGTAGTCACAACCTAAATAATATCTGTCCCATGATTTATGATACAAAAAACAAGACAACAATAGCTGGCATGGAAATGCAAGACTTGGAATCTATTGGTATTATTAAATTTGATATTCTGGGGGTGGCTATGCTCGATAAGGTTATGTCTATTTCACAATTACTACATAGTGGAGAATAAATTATGCAAAAATCTTTTAAAGACGTCGCTATTGGCGAACAATTTGACTTAAATAATAAGACATATGTAAAAGTTAATACCGTCAAAGTTAGTTGTTGCAGAAGCGTTAATTGTCATGTGGTTGGCAATGCCAATGATAGGACATTTATTCAGCCAGATATCAAAGTGGAGGTGAAAAATTAATAGGAATAAGATATGTGTTTTCGATCTAGAGACAGATGGCTGCAATCCAGATGTATGCAGTCCGGTACAAATAGCAGCTGTTATTGTTGACCCAATAAAATTAGAGATAGTACCAGATTCAGAATTTAATATATCTCTGCGACCATCTGCTCTAGAAGAAAATGAGGATTATACATATGATGACTCTGATGTTTTAGACTTTCACTCTAAGGTTAGAGGAGTTAGCAAAGCTCAAATTTTGAAGGACTGGAAATCTAGTCAAAAGCAAGAGCAGGCATGGAAAATGTTTGTTAATTATCTACAAATGTATCACAGTAGGTCAACTAAAAAAAGCTGTTTTAGTGCCCCGATTGCTGCCGGATACAATATTAACAGGTTCGATTTGCCAATCATCAACAGATTGAGCCAGAGATATAAAAACACAAACAAGGAAAATAAAACCGATCTGTTTTTTCCTAGAGATGTTTTAGATGTTATGAATGTTATATTTTATTGGTTCGAAGGAAATAGTGAACTTAAAAATTATACATTAGACAATCTTAGAGATTATCTAGGATTATCTAAAGAAAATGCTCATGACGCTCTTAAAGATGTACAGGACACAGCAGAAATTCTAATTAGATTTATGAAACTTTTTAGAAGCATGTCACCAAAGATTAAATTTAAGGATTCTTTTAAATAGAAATATACAATGGCTGAAATTTTTACATTCGATTGTGGATGCAAATTTAGAGTATTGGACAATAGTGGCGACTTTCCTAAGATTGAATTTGATCCTAGATTAGAAAAAATTAATCTAGAATGTGAAAAAACTTGGGACTTGATATCCTCTGGCAATACTAAAGGATGTTTTCAGTTAGAGTCAAGACTTGGTCAAAGTATGTCCAAAAAGCTAAAACCAAGAAATATAGAGCATTTAGCGGGCCTGATTAGTATTTTAAGGCCGGGATGCCTTGAGGCCTATAGAGACGGTAAAAGCGTAAGTAATCATTATATTGATAAAAAAAATGGACAAGAAACAGTAGATTATTATCATCCATCTTTAAAAAGTCCTCTTGAAAAAAGTTATGGAGAAATGATATATCAGGAGCAGGCTATGGAAATAGCAAGGGTTGTTTCTGGCTTTGACCTAAAAGAAGCAGACGTTTTAAGAAAGGCTATTGGAAAGAAAAAGGCTGACCTGATGGCTAAGGTCAAAAAGTCTTTTATTGAAGGCGCACTAAAACAAAAAACCGTAGATAAAGATACGGCAGAAGAGATTTTTGGATGGATAGAAAAAAGTCAGAGATATTCTTTCAATAAAAGCCATGCAATATCATACGCGATGAATGCCTACTTATCTGCATATACCAAGGCTCATTTTCCAAGAATATTTTTTGCTTCTTATTTGAAATTTGCAAAAGACAAAATAGATCCACAACAAGAAATAAAAGAGCTCGTTAGAAACGCCAACGAAATGGATATTATTATCCAAACACCAGATATAAGACATATGAATCAGCTGTTTTCTATCAAGTTTGGCAAGATATTTTTTGGACTAACAGATATTAAGGGTGTAGGCAATTCTGTTTTTCAAAAGATGCAACAAATAATAGAAAAAGACCAAATAGATATCAATAATATTAATTGGTACCAAATGTTATCTATGATACTATGTAATATCAATAGTACTGCAACCAAAGCCTTAATATGTTGTGGCTCCTTGGACTTCTACAAAAAAACAAGAACAGAAATGTTATTTGAATATGAGATATTTTCTTCCTTAACAAAAAAAGAAATAGAAAAATGTGATACTTATATTAAAAAAGATAATCAGTCTTTAAAAAATATATTAGTCGGACTCTTGCAGGAAAAAATAAATAAGAATAGAAAAGAAATCATTGCCAATCTTATAAAAACCATAGACAATCCGCCGTATTCTATGGTAGATAAAATAGAATGGTTGTCTGATTCCGAAAATTCTTTACTGGGTACAGCCATCACATGCTCAAAATTAGACTCTTACGACATAGACACAACCAATACTAACTGCAAAGATTTTAAAACCACATATAAGTCTGATATCATTATGGCTGCCGAAATATCATCTATTAATATAACCAAAACAAAAACAGGTAAGAATCCAGGATCAGAGATGGCTTTTGTAACTGGAGAGGACCAATACGGAATACTTGACTCAATCATATTATTTCCTGACGTTTGGGAACAATACAAAACACATATTTTTGAAGGCAATGTGTTAGTTTTTACTGGGAAAAAGTCTAAAAACAAAGATAGCCTCATAGTAGAAAAATGTTTTGAGCCGCAGTCTTGACAAACGGAACAGTTCTGCTATAATAGTATCAGTTGGTTTGGTTATTTTATATTTTTATAATTAAGGAGATTTAAATGAATCTTGTAATTCTTAGAGGAAACCTAGCTAGAGATCCAGAAATGCGACGAGTTAATACTGGAGGAAAAGAGACTGCTGTAGTCAACTTTACTGTTGCTACATCAAGAGAATACACAAAGGCTAATGGGGATAGAGACAAGGTTACGTCTTTTATCAACTGTGAAGCCTGGGATACTGGCGCAGAAATTATTGGAGAGTCTTTTGCCAAGGGTGATCTGGTCATGGTGGAGGGTTCCTTAAGAAACGATTCCTGGGAAAAAGACGGAGTTAAGCACAATAGTTTCAAGGTAAGGGTAAATAATTTTTCAAAGCTTACAAAGCTATCTAGATACAAGAAATCAGAAGATCAAGAAGCTGTAGCCTTTTAATGAATCTTAATTCTTAACCATGAATAGCGAGGATTCATTCCTCGCTATTTTTGTATCGTCCAAAAAATAATGATGAAAAAATTAAAAATATTGATGTGCTCAGAAGCCAGTTTCCTCAATTCTGGCTTTTCGATCTATGCCAAAGAACTATTGACCCGATTATATAATACCAATAAATATGATATAGCGGAATTTGCAAGTTATGCCAATGTAAATGACCCAAGAGATTCAAAGACCCCTTGGACTATTTATGCAAACGCTGTGCAAAAAACCGATCCTAGATATAACGAATATTCATCTAGGTCTGACAATATGTTCGGTAGGTGGAGATTTGATAAAGTTGTCATTGACTTTAAGCCTGATGTTGTTATAGACATTAGAGATTATTGGATGTCTAGTTATCAAGAGCTTTCTCCAGCTAGAAAGTTCTTTCATTGGATTCTGATGCCGACAGTAGATTCTGCCCCACAGCAACAATCATGGATCAGCACCTTCCTAGACGCTGATGCTATTTTTACTTATTCTGATTGGGGGGCAAAAACACTAGAAAAACAATCTAGCGGACAAATTAACTATGTTGATACTGCTTCTCCAGGAGTAGATCTTTCAACTTTTAAAATCCAGGACAAAACCAAATGCAGAAGAGCAATGAATATACCGAACGATGCATTTATTATCGGCTCGGTAATGAGAAACCAAAAAAGAAAACTAATACCGGAATTGTTTAAGTCTTTCAGAAGTCTTTTGGATGAACTAGAAAATAATAGCCTGGTTAAGCAAATACCATTTTTATATTTACATACAAGCTATCCCGATGCAGGCTGGGACATCCCTGAGCTGTTAAAAGAACATAGATTGGCCAATAGGGTGCTTTTTACATATGTGTGCAAAAAGTGCAATGATGTTACATGCGGAGTGTTTGCTGGTCCCAGCACCATATGCGATAAATGCCTATCTAAAAATAAAGTCTTTCCTAGTGTTTCAGCTGGTATTGAATCAAAGCAATTGTCTGTCATATATAACGTTTTTGACATTTATGTACAATATGCAATATGTGAAGGCTTTGGGATGCCTCAAGTAGAGGCAGCAGCTTGTGGTATCCCCATAGCAACTATAGACTACAGCGCTATGTGCGACATTATTCAAAAATTAAAAGCTTTTCCTGTTGGTGTTCAAACGTATTTTAAAGAATTAGAAACTAGAGCGATTAGGGTATATCCCAATAATGACGATTTGATTTCTGCTATCAAAACAGTCATGAGCTGGCCAGCTCCTATTGTAGAAAAAAAGAGAACCGAAATAAGAACATTGACAGAAAAATTTTACAATTGGGACGATGTGTCAAAGAAATGGGAAAAATATTTGGATCAAATAGAGCCGCAGGCACCTGGTCACTGGGATCGGCCAGTATCTATGCAAAAAATCACAAATATTAAAGAAAATGCAGACTTAGAAAATATTATATCTATATGCAAAAATAACCTTGGAGATATTAATATGTTTTCTTCTCATAAAATTCTCACTATTTTAAATGATATAGATTATGGTTTTCAGCAAAATGGAATGTCGTATCATCATTATGATATAAATAGCGCCATAGAGCAATTAAATATACTAATTAATAATAATAACGAATTAGCTGCAGTAATAAAAGAAAACATAAGATTCAATGATGACTTCATACAATACGCCAAACTTAAAAACAAAAATGAAAATACTTTATAATGGACCGTTCCAATCCAACAATGCTATAGGCTATTGCTCTGCAAGCATACTGGAAGACATATGTACACTTAACCAAATACAAACATATGCATATCCTATCTATTCTGGGTATGATGATGAGAAATCTTCGACCATTCCTTATTTGAGAATGTCTGAACTTAGCAAAATGCCTGATGCCGTCATCACTCATTGTTTAATAGAAACAGCATCTATTAATCGCTATACAAAAAATTATTTGATACCTATAACCCAACAAGACCTATCAATCAATACCAAGTACCACAATAAGCTAAAAGAATTTGATGGCATATTTGTTTTTAACGATTTCGACTATGAGAAATTTTTGGATATAGGTATCTCTAATTCTAATATTTTTAAAATACCATACCCACAATCGACCAAAAGTACCAGCAAGTACACGCTCGATCTAGGCATCTACTCCTCTTATAAAAAATATTATTTTATTGGCAATTATGATGGAGACAAAGCTTCTATAAGATCATTAATACCAACATTTATCGATTGCTGCAATCAAAATGACAATATATGCCTTATTATTTGTTGCGAAACAAACACATCAAATAAGAAAGATCTAATATCTTACTACGAACAATGCAAATCAGATCTGCACACCAATAAGGAAGATAAGGTCTTATTAATGTTAGATAATCTTTCACATTCCAGACTAAGCTCTCTCCATAGCTCTGCTGATATATTCTTATCCATAAATAATCAATATGAATTAATTAGTAATTGTTCTTTGGCCTCTAAAAATAATAACACCATTATATCCTATGGAGATTTAGATCTAGATAAATTAAGCGATCACAACCAAACGCAGTATACCATCATAAAAAAGAGCCTCAAAGAAAACATACTATCACATAAAAAAGAACCTAGTAAATATCCGATATCACAACTTGCAGACATATTATGTTAAAATCAGAATGGTCAAGTAATAATCTTTACCAAAAAATTAAATCCAAGACACTGAATCATAGATATAACATATTGTATCATGGTCATGGGTCTATATTTGATGCGTTAGTAATGGATATGACAGATGATAGGTTTTTATTTATTAAACACCAAAACAACTCCACCATATTAGACATCAACTACAACTTTACTGCACTAAATTCTGTGTTTGTCAATGCAGAACAAATAGATAATATATTTAATACTAATACTGATCTGCTTATCTTTAATCATGATGATTTGTCAAAAACCAAAAGAGAAGATCTCCTAATATTGCAAAAAAATATTAATAATGTCCATGTAATCAATTTCAATAGGCGATCGGATGGATATGTATCAAATGCCATCAATTGCAATTATGCAATACCGGAATACAGAAAAGATTCACCAAAAACAAAAGACCTTTTGATTTTTAATCTAGAAAACAATAATATGGTAAACAACATAGCGTCATCTTTACAACAGAAGGGTATTAATGTAAATATAGTTAAGTCCATCACTCTTGACATCAAATCAATATTTGATGCTATATCTCCATATAAAGCCATTTTAGATTTCAGTTCAAGACTAAATGTATTATGCGGCTTGTCATGTGGGTGTAATATTATTACTAACATGAATTTAAATAATTATCCAGAAAAAGATTTAATTACCAACTTTAAAACATACGACGATATATATCGATGTGTGGTATCTTGTCTCTCAAAGCCAGCGCCTTCAACCTCAATTATACAAGAATATTATTCTGTCAATAACTTTAATTCAATTTTACAGGAAATTTCTAAATGAAAATTACCAATATATCTTATCAAAATAATTATTCTCTAGAGGGCGCAAACAATGTAAGCATTTCTGATATAGACTCTATACCTAATTTTTCAGAAGCTCACATCAATATATCTTTCATGAACCTACTCTCAAAAGATCAGGCGATTAACATCCTATCGCTATTGTGTAATAAATTAAAACACAATGCAAAATTAACCTTTAGACTTCTTGATTGGGATCAAATGATTTCTAATTATCATAATGGAGACCTAAGCAAAGACGAAATATGTCAATATATTTCATCAATTAAGTGCTTATTAGATAGATCTAACATAATTGAAATATTTCATAAAAACACAGATATAGATATAGATCAAATCACATTTGACGGCTCGTTTGCTTCATATACCGTAATAAGGAGTAAGCTATGAATACCAAATGTGAAGACTGCTATTTTAGCAAGTCCAATTATGGTTGTTCATTTAATATTCCAGATCTGATCAAAGATAGCTATGAACTAAAAAAACAAGACGGATATAACTATATACAAGACTACAAGTGTTCGTATGCGTTTTCTAAACAGTCTTTTGATAAATATAAAGATAAGCTGCCAGAAGACATAGAAGAATTTGTTAGGCAGCAAAACAAGCTAAATTACTATCTCGTAGTAGACGCTTCGGACAAATCAGAAAATGAGATATTATCTATTCCCAAAAATATAAACACATTAAATAATA